GGGCTGGCGGCGCCGCTGACGCCGGGCGACCAGGTTCTCGTGCTCGCGCAGGAAGGGTATTCGGAACAGGGTGTGATCGTGGGCTGCGTGTGGTCGGCGGTTGATACGCCATTGCAGGCGCCGGCAGGTGAGCTTTGGCTACAGCATCAGTCAGGAAGTTTCGTCAAATTGCTGAACAACGGCACGATTGCGCTGCAGGCCGGCACCGTGAATGTGAAGGGAAATTTGGTGGTGTCCGGCGATATTTCTGACCGGGCCGGCGCGCATGGCACGCTGGCCGCGTTTCGTGGCGCTTATGACAACCATACGCATGCCGATCCGCAAGGCGGGCAGACGGGCTTGCCGTCGGAGACCGTGTAATGGCCGATCTTGCGCTGACATTTGGCGCGGATCTGGTGGTTGGGCCGACCGGAGATTTGGCCATTGCGGATGGCACCGTGCTGACCCAGCAGCGGGTTTTGCGGCGGCTGCTGACGAATCCGGGCGGCTATATCTGGCAGCTGACCTATGGCGCCGGGCTGGCGCAGTTTGTCGGCCAGCCGGCGGCGCCGGCGGCGATGCAGGCGGTGGCCAGATCGCAGATTCTGCAGGAAACGGCGGTCGCCAATTCGCCGCCGCCCGCGATCGCCGCGAGCGCTGAAAACGACGGGACCGTGACGCTCGCCATCGTTTACACCGATGCGGCGGCGCAAGAAACCAGTACCTTGTCCTTCTCGGTGTAAAAGATGCAGCTATCGCTTCAGAATTTCACGACTTTGCTGGATGGCATGGCGGCCGCGGTGCAGGGTGCCGCGAGCGCTTTGCTCGACCTCACCGTTGGGTCGGTATTGCGGGCGATTCTGGAGGCCAACGCGTCGCTGGCGCTTTGGCTGCAATGGCTGATCGTGCAGGTGCTCGCGACCACGCGGCTGGCGACGAGTACAGGTTCGGACTGTGACAGTTTCGGCGCCGATTTTGGATTTTTCCGGCTTCCGGCCGCCGCGGCGACGGGCGCTGTGACGTTTTCGCGGTTCACCCCGAGCGTCGCGGCGTTCATTCCGGTCGGCACGAATGTGACCACGTCGGATAACTCGCAGAGCTTTACGGTCATCGCGGATACGACGAACCCGGCGTTCAATGCCGCCGGCTCAGGCTATAATCTGGCGGGCGGAATCGCGAGTTTGACCGTGCTGGCCGCTGCGGCCAGTGCTGGTAGCGCAGGCAATGTGCAACCCGGTAGTATCTCTGTGATCTCGTCGGCGATCTCTGGCGTCGATACGGTGACTAACGCTTTGGCGTTCGCGGGTGGCGTCGATGCCGAGAGCGATGCCGCGTTCCGAACCCGGTTTGGCAGCTATCTGGGGAGCCTTTCAAAGGCCACCGATGCGGCGATCGGCTCGGCGATCTTGGGCATCCAGCAGGGCCTGAGCTACGTGATCAACGAAAACATCAATCAGGCGGGTGCTGCGCAGATGGGGAATTTCGTGGTCACCGTGGATGATGGGTCGGGCGCGCCGCCGGCCGCTCTCATTTCGAATGTGCAGCAAATTGTTGAAGCGCTGCGGCCGGTGGGAAGCAGTTTTGCGGTGCAGGGGCCGGTGGTGCTGCTGGCCGAGGTATCGATGACGTTGAGCACCCAGGCCGGGGTCTCGCACCAAATCGTGGTCGCCGCCGTGGCTGGCGCCATCGAGAGTTATATCGACGGCTTGAGCGTTGGGGCGACGCTGAATTATACCAGGTTGGCGCAATTGGCTTACGATGCCTCCAGCGCTGTCACCAATGTCTCGGCGGTGGTGTTGAACGGCGGCACGAGCGATCTTGTACCGCCGCTGTTTGGCGCGGTGCGGCCGGGTACGGTCGCGGTTTCGTAACATGATCGGTGACATCGGTGATTTCGTCGGCCGGCTGAAGGCGGTTTTGCCGGCGCGCTGGTTCGGCGACACGACGCCGATTTTGGACGGGCTGCTGACCGGTTTGGCGGCGGCCTGGACTGGTCTGTACGGTTTGTTGCAGGACGTGGCGGCGCAGGCGCGGATCGCGACAGCCTCCGGTAGTTTTCTGGACATGGCCTCGGCGGATTATTTTGGCGGGGCGCTGCCGCGTGCCGCGGGCGAAAGTGATGCAGCGTTCAGCCTCCGGATCCGCGCCAATCTGCTGGCGCCGCGTGCGACGCGCGCCAGCGTGGTGGCGGCGCTGACCAATCTGACCGGGCGGGCGCCGGTCATTTTCGAGCCGTTGAATGCCGCTGATACCGGCGGCTATAATTCGGGCTGGCTCGGTTACGGGGTGGCGGGCGGATATGGCTGCGCGGCCCTGCCGTTTCAGTTTTTTGTCACCGGCTACCGGCCCAACGCCGCGCCGGTGAGCAATGCGGGCGGCTACGGCATTGGCCCCGGCGGCTACAATACCGCGCCGATGTTTTACGCCAGTCTGGAAAACGTTGGCGGTGCGGTGACCGATTCCGACCTCTACGCCGCGGTCGCATCGGTGCTGCCGACGGCGAGTATTGCTTGGATGAATCTCTCAAACTGAGGACCTCGCATGGACCGCAATATAGTCTATCCCGGTAGCATTCCGCTCGATACGGATATCTTGAATCTCAACCGCAATGCCATGACGGCGGTTGGCGCGCTGACGGCGGCGGTGCTGGGCAGTAATGTCGTGGTTGACGGTTTGGCCTGCACGCCGACGTCGCCCGCGTCCCTCACGGTCAACGTTGGCCCCGGCAGCATCACCTATTTCACGTCGGTGGATGCCAACGCCTATGGTTCGCTGCCGGCGGATACGTCGGATCAACTGGTGCAAACCGGCATCAACCTCCAGCCGGCCAGCTTCACGCTGGCGACGCCGTCCGTGCTCGGTCAATCGATCAACTATCTGCTGGAAGCCGCGTTCTCAGAGACCGACACCGATGCCGTGGTATTGCCGTACGTGAATGCGGCGAATCCGTCGCAGCCCTATTCGGGGCCGGGCAATTCCGGAACGCCGCAGAACACGCAGCGGATTCAGCGCGTGCAGTTGCAGCTGAAAGCCGGGGCGGCGGCGAACGCCGGCTCGCAGCAGACGCCGGCGGTGGATGCGGGTTGGGTGGGGCTTTACGCCATTACGGTCAATTACGGCCAGGCCGCCATCCATGGCGGGTCGATTTCGATTTGGCCCGGCGCGCCCTTGCTGAATTACAAATTGCCGGCGCTGCGGCCGGGCTTCTCGACGGTGCAGGTTTTCAACGCATCGGGTATTTTTGTCGTGCCGAATGGGGTGACCGCGGTGCGGGTTACCGCGATTGGCGGCGGCGGCGGTGCGGGGTACCACAGCACGTTGCCGGGCGGCGGCGGCGGTGCTGGCGGCATGGCGATTGGTGTGATTGACGGCTTGACGCCGGGGTTGGCGATTACGGTGACCGTCGGCGCCGGCGGCGCCGGGCTGCCGTCGCCGGCCAACGGCAATGATGGAGCCACTTCGAGCTTTGGCGCGTTTTTGTCGGGTAGCGGCGGCGGCGGCGGCGGCGGCGGCACGGCGGCGGCGTTTGCGTTGGCGGGCGGCGCCGGCGGGATCGGCAATGGTGGGCAGTACAATTTTGGCGGCTCGATGGGCAGTGACTCGATTGCGGTGGCTTGCCGGGGCGGCGACGGCGGCGGTCCTGGCCAGGGCAAAGGCTCCAGCGGCCCGCAGGAGGGCTTTTCGGCGGTCGGTTACGGCGGCGGCGGCGGCGGCGGCGGCACGTCCGTGGGCAACACCCCGGTCGGCTATGCCGGCGGCGCCGGCGCCGTGGGCATCGTCATCGTGGAATATTGAGAGGCCGGGTCCATGAGCACACCTGCTAATCATACCTGGCGGCCGTCTAACGCGCGGTATGTGCAAATCGACGGCTTTGTGCCGACGCCGCGCGGCCCGCAAATACCGCCGCCGACGCCCCTGGCCTGGCCGGAGAAAGATCCGGGCGACACGCTGGACTATGTGTTTGATATCACGCCGGCGCTTTCGGCCAATCCCGGGGATACGATCGCGACCTTGGATGTTGGGATCAGCCCGAGCAATCCCGGCGATCTGACCTTGGTGTCCTGCACCGCGGACGGCGCGTGCGCGGTGCTATGGCTCTCGGAAGGGCAGCCGCTGACGACCTATACCGTCAGCGTGACGATCAGCACGACGGGCGGGCGGACCTTGGCGCGCAGCATTACGCTCCCCTGCGTCGCGTTGGCCTCGGTCCCGGCGCCGCAATACGCCCTGACGACGCCGGATGGCCAGGCGCTGACTGACCCGACCGGAACGCCCCTGACCACCATTTGAAGGTTCTGACATGCCAACAATCGGACAATTGCCGCTGGCGAATTCGGTTTCGGCGCTGCCGATCCTGCAAAACGACGAGACCTTGGAACCGGCGCGCGCCCAAATTCTCTCAGGGAGGCAGCGCGCGAACACGGTGCCGCAAGACGCGCTGACGACATCCGGCGGCCAACCGCTGACCAATTCGGCCGGAGCAGCACTCACAACCAATTAGAGGTCATAACATGCCAACGATCGGACAATTGCCGCTGGCGAATTCCGTTTCGGACTCGGATTTGCTGGCGATCTTTCAGAACGACCAGACCCTGGCGGCGACGCGCGCGCAGATCCTATCCGGCGTGCAGCTCGCGATCACGGTGCCGCAGAACACGCTGCTGGCGGGTGTGAATCCAGGGCTCAGCGCGCCGGTGCCGGTGAACATCGGCGCCAATCTGACGTTGACCGGCACGACGCTTTCCGCCAACGCCACGCCATTCAGCATCCCGGGCCTGCCGACCGGTAACACCCCCGCCACGTCTGACCTGGTGCCGATCGGCCAAGGCGGCAGCAACGTGAGCGTGAGTTACGCCAATTTCATGGCGGGCATCGGCGGCGTTCCGGGTTTGCCCGGTGGCGGGCTGACGGCCAAGGCGACCGAGGGCACCGCGACCAGAACGCTCGCGGCGCTGGCGATGAACGCTGTTTCGATCGAGGATTTTGGCGCGGTCGGCAACGGCACGACCGATGACAGCGGGGCTCTGCTGGCGGCGATCGCCTCGGGCAATCCGGTGCGGTTTGGCGCCAACACTTATGCCATCGTCGGCGAGTGCGACATATCGGCAGCGTCGTGCACGCTGCTCGGCGTGCCGGGGCAGACCATTTTGACGCGGCCGTCCCAGTCAAAATCGGGGACCTCGAGTCCGGCGGCGTGGTTGAGTTTTTCGAGCGCGGCCGTGATCATCGACGGGATCACGTTTGATGCGAACAGCACGATCAAAAGCAATGTTTATGGCGTGGCGATCCAGGCGAGTTGCACCAAGTCGGTCATAACCCGCTGCGTCTTCCGCAACGCCGAAGGCGGCGCCTACGGTTCCGGCATCACCTATCTTGCGAGCGATCCGACGATCACGCAGCACCACATCGACAACTGCGAATTCTACGGCAACGCGGAACACGGTTTGTACGCGATGGCCACCGACGCGCTGAGCGTCACCAATTGCCGGGCGCATGACAACGGCGGCAACGGCATTTATGTCGATAGCCAGGATCCGAATTTTGTCCTGAAAGTGCGCAATCTGCAGGTGGTCTCCAACACCTGCTGGAACAATATCTGCGGCATCATCGTCGGGAATTTCAATACCACGAATAACAACGGCAACGTCATCTACAGCAACGCGAACCCGGACATTCTGGGCGCGCTGATCGCCTCGAATAATTGCTACTCCAACCGCAATTACGGGATTTATATCTCCGGCCGAAATATTCTGGTGACGGGCAACCTTTGCGCGAATAACAGCTCGGCCTTCGCGGCGGGTGCCGGCATTCTGTGCGATACAAGCTATTGCCGGGTCTCCGGTAATATGATCACCGGCGCGTCCGCGTTCGGGATCGACTGCGGCGGTTCGATTTATACGGATGTTTCGGATAATTACGTCGATGGACCCGTATCGGGGATCAATATCGGCGGCGGCCAGAACTGCATGGCGCGCAATAATTTTTTGCAAGACTGCACCGGCGTGGGAATATCCGTGCAGAACGTCGAATCCGACGGCGCCGGCCACGATTTCAATCTGGCTTGCAGCGATCTGACGATTTCCGGCAACTGGATCACGACCTCCGGCTTCGTGATCGGCATCCTGCTGCGTGACGCGCCGCAGAATATCGTCATCACCGACAACATCATCCTTGGCGAACCCGGCGCCTACCTGCCCAATGCGATTTCGGCCTATACCGACAGCATCATCATCAAGCGCAATCTGTCGAACTATGTCTCGCGCTGGGCGGTCAATCCGACGCTGATCAACGGTGTCTATACGCTGGTGGTCCCGGATGTCGCCGATGCCGTGAGCATCAATCAGGCGACCGCGCCGGTGGCCTCGATCATCACCGCGCAAGCCAGCGCGACGGTCGGCCAGATCGTGTTCTGCAAGGTGGTCAATGGCGGCAGCGGCTATAGCAGCGCGACCATAAGCTTCTCCGGCACCGGCACCGGTGCTGCCGCCACCGTCTGGCTCTCCGGCGGCGCGGTGCTGGGCATCCAGATGACCAATTTTGGCTCAGGCTATTCCGCGGGGACGACGGCGAACATCAGCGGCAACGGCAGCGGCGCCACGGTGACGGTGCAGGTGGGATTGCCGGTATGGCAAAATCGCGAGCTGACCATTGATTGTTTGACAAATGTGACGTTCGCCGACGCGGGCAGTTCTCCGGCGCAATTCAACTGGACGAACGCGCCGATCACGGTGCCGGCCAATGCGTCCATCGACTGGATCGGCTATGGCGGCGGCTGGCGGGCGGCGCGGTTCTCGCAGAATGACTATGTCTCGCCCAACGGTGACGGCAGCCTCACTTTGCGCACGCAGTCGGGCGATATCTCGATGCACCCATCCGGTGCGGGCATGCTGCGCATTATTTCCGACGTCGAGCCGGTCGGCGCGGTCGAGCTGATCGGCCGCGGCTCGCCCTTGAACGTGGTATCGGCGCCCCCTGGCTCAACGTTTAGGAACCTGAACGGCGGCGTCGGCGGCACGTTCTGGGTGAAGCAGGCGGGGACGGGGAATACGAACTGGGTCGCGGTCGCCTAGGAGGAATTTTTTACATGACAACGTTAGCCCAGTTGCCGGCCGCACCCGCGGTCGGGCCGAGCGACCTATTGCCCTTGTCGCATGGCGGTTTGCTGTATTCCGTGACGGTCGCGCAGATCACCGCGCCGTTGCAGCCCGTCATCGACATGTCCAGCGGCATGCTGCTGGGCCGCAACAGCGCCGGGCTGGGGATGCCGGAGGCGGTCACGGTCGGCACCGGCCTGGCCTTGGCGAACGGCATCGTGGTCGCCAATGGCGCTGACCATGCCGGCTTTGCCGTGCAGGCGGCGATGTCGGTCTCCGACAGCGTGGTCATCGATAGCGGCCTGGTGCCTGGCCTGTTGCCGGTCACGGCCCTGCGCGCCTTGTTCAGCGCGGGCAGCGGCATCGGCATCGACGGCAACGGCGTCATCACGGTCACGGCATCGAGCATCGCCGGACCGGCCGGGCCGCAAGGTCCCGCCGGGCCGGCGGGGCAGGCCGGTCCGCAGGGGGCGACGGGGGCCGTGGGCCAGGGGCTGCTGGCGCCGAACACCGCCAACGCCGTCAGCACGATCGGCGCCACCGACTATGTCGCGATCTGGCAGAATGGCGCCAATGCCTGGCTACCCTACGGGCAACTGGTCGGCGGTCAGACGATCAACCAGTTGCCGGCGGCGGCACCCGCTGCCGATAGCGACATGCTGCTGGTCGCGCAGGGCGGCAGCGCGCTCAATGTGCAAAGTTTTGGCGCGCTCTGGACCTATCTGCAGGCCAAGATTCCGACGCTGAAGAGCAATGTCGTCGAGCTCACGGCCAATACCGTGCTGGATGGCAGCGCGCATAACGACCGGCTGCTGATCGCCAGCCAGCCGATCACGCTGACCGCCAATTTTTCCAATATGGGCTCCGGGTTCGCCTGCACGCTCATCAATCTCAGCGCCGGCTCGGTCACGATGGGCACCGGCATCACCTCGGGCTCGGGCAGCGCCTCGCTGCCGCCCGGTACATCGACCAGCATGGTCGGGCTCACCTATTCGGGCGGCTCGCTGGTGTGGTGGAGCGGCATCGTCCCGAACGCGCCGACGATCACCGTGGCCTCGATCGCCGCACCCGCGCCGAGCACGGGCTTTACCGTCACCGGCGGCATTTTCAACGACGCGCCGATCGCGCTGGATTATTCCACCAATGGCGGCGCCACCTGGGTGGCCGTGACCAGCCCGGTGATCACCGCGAATGCTTTCAGTTTTGCGATGCCGGGGTTGACGGCCGGCACCTATACCGTGCGCGTGCGCGACCATGCGAACATCGCCGTGCAAGGCGTTTCCAACAGCTTTACCGTGATTCCGCCAAGCGTAACGATCGCGGCGACGCCCGCCAGCCTCGTCCTGGGCGCGCCGCTCTCGCTCAGCGGCACCGTGTCGCCGGCGTTGGCGGCGGTTCGGGTCGGCTATTCCAGCAGCCTCACGGTGGCGCCCGCCAGCTGGGTGAACGCGTCCGTGGTCAACAGCGCCTGGACGGCGGTGCTGACACCCGCCGCCGCCGGCACCATCTATGTCTGGGCCGAGCAAAGTTCCGCGACCTCCGTGCAGGCGATGTCCAGCGCCATCAATGTGGTGGCTGCGTCGCTGACCATCACCGCGCCGTCCTCCGGCACGGCCGGCTCGGTCGTCACGGTCACCGGCACCGTCGTTCCGGCCGCGGATGCCGTGAACGCGCAACTCGCGACGCAAAACACCACGGCGCCGGCTTCGGGCTGGACCGCGGCGGTGAACAGCGGTGGCAGCTTCGCGCTCTCGCTCACGCCCGCTGCCGCCGGCACCTACTATGCCTGGGCGCAGGACCCCACCAGCGGCCTGACCGCCGTCTCCGCGGCCATTACGGTGGCGGCGCAACCGGCGCTGGTTTTGGGGATCAACTCGCCGTCAACCTCCGGCCCCTATGTGCATAATACCGGTTCGATCGGGCTGAACGGCGCCATCACGCCGACGCAGCCGGCCGCGGTGCAGGTGGCGCTCAGCACGTCCAACACGGTGGTGCCGACCTCCGGCTGGCAGGCGGCGCTTGATATCTACAATGACGAGCTCTGGGCGATCTACTACCCGACGCCCGCCACCGCCGGTGTTTACTATGTCTGGGTGCAGACCACGACCGGCGGCAGCACCGCCGTCTCGTCCTATTCCATCACGGTGACCTAGGTGACGCTGCTGTTTACCGCACCCGGCTCGCCGCTGCTGACGGGCGACGCCACCCGCGCCTTGATCGGCGCCTTGCCGGCCGGCGGCGGCGCGCCGCAGGGCGTATTCGCCGGGCCGTTTCCGTCCAGCATTTCCGGCCTCTCCGGCTGGTGGGATGCCGGTTTGCTCAGCGGCCTGCTGGACATCACGGGTGCACCGGTCACCGGCGCGAATGCGGTGGTGGGCTCGGTCATCGACAAATCCGGCAACGGCGCGACGCTGTTTCCCTATCATATCTCGGTCGATACCAGCCCGGTCAGCACGCTGGCGGTGGCGCGGGTGAATGGATTTTTGGGCGCGATCGGCGCGCCCGATCCCGAGATTCTGACCTACGGGCCGACGCTCGATCCCGATTGGGGGCTTGTCCATTCGGGCTTCGAATTCGGCGCCGGCGCCGCCTGGACGCGCTATCTGGTCTGGACCAGGCCCAATCTGCGGCAAGGCACGTATTATGTGAACGCGGCGCCGATTCCGCTGCTGCATTGCGTCGCCAACGGCGTGACGGTGCTGCAGGCCGACAGCGCGGATAATAACCTGACGTTATTTCCCGGCACCGCCAGCCAGACCGTGCTCTCCACCGCCATCGCCCGCCGGCACTCGCACGCCGTTATTTTGCGCAACACACCGGGGGTGGGCGTGGATGCGTGGCTGGATGGCGTGCAGGTGGCGAGCGCCGTCGTCAATCCGTTCAGCGCCAGCGCCGATGCGCAAGTTCTGTACTTTCACGACGGCTCGATCCAGGGTTCCGCGCAGTGCTGGTTCCACGAGGCCGCGAACTGGGAGCGCGCGCTGGACGCGGCGGAGATCTCCACGCTGGTCGCGGCGCAGGCCCGCTGGGTGCTCGGGGCCCGTCGCGGTGTCAGCGTGCTGGTGATGGGCCAGTCCAACGCCATATGGTTCGTCGCCGCCGGCGCGCCGCTCGCCATGGCGCAGGGCATCGCGTGGTATCTGGGTGCCGCTTCCTATTCCTATGACGGACAGCCTTCCGGCACCTACATCTCGCCGTCGCGCTACTCGATCATTTCGGGTCATCCGATTTCCAACTCCACGCCGCCGCTGTTTCCGCCCGGCGTAGGCGACGGCACGTTTTTAACGAACCCGGGCGACGGCTCCGATCCCTCGACCTGGTCCAGTGGCCCGGATTTTTTGGCGCTGACGGATTATCTCACCGGCTCGTCGGCGGTCGTCTCGGCGCTTGACGACGCCGACATCGCGTTTCTGGTCTGGCCCTGGACCGAGCAGGACAGCACGATGCCGTATAGCGACAAGTCGCTCTACAAAGGCACCGTTTTGCAACTGCTGTCGCTGACGCGCGCGATGCTCGGCCGGACGGCGTCCTCGCTGCCGCTGCTGGCGTGGAATGCGATTCCGTATGAAACCACGGCGGGCGTGCAGATGGTGCGTGAATCGATCGCCGATCTGGTCGCCGAATCCGCGAACAACATGTTGGTCTTCGTCGCGCAGACGTCTGATTCCAACCCGCTGAACGCGAGCTATGACCCGAGTTCCGGCATTTTTTCCGGCGGCGATCCGCAGCACCGCGACCAGCCGGATTTGTTGCGGTATGGCATGATCGGCGCGCACGCCGCAGGACGTGCCGCGATCGCCGGCGGTCTCAGCGACACGATTCCGGCCTCGGCAATTCCCAACTCGGGCCTGCCCGCCGTCGGCGGGCCGCGGATCGTTCATGTTTATCGTGCCTCTGACACCGACCTGGTTCTCACGATTCTGCATGATTCCGGCAACGATCTGATCGTGCCGTTGCAGGCGGTTTTCGGTGTGGGCTTTGCCGTGATGGACGGCGGCAGCGTCGCCAGTCCGGGCAACGTGATCAGCGCGACGGCGGCGGCGCGGCTCGACGCGACTCATATCGCCCTGACGCTGGCATCAGGGATCACCAATCCCTCATCGGATGTGCTGTTGTTCTACCCCTATGGCAGCACGCAGATCGGGCGGGGCGACGCCGTGACCGATAATGCTTCGCTCGTCACGCCGCCGGCCGGCTGGAACATCGCCGATGATCTCGGCACGGCGTGGGCCATCAACATGCCGCTACAGGCGACCTGCTACCCGATCACGCTTTCCGACCAGCCCGATTGAGCGCCGCCATGAACGAAGCAGAGTCGGTTTCGCTGTTGCGATCCGACATCGCGGCGATGCGCGCCGATGCCGGAAGTTTTAGGCAAAATTTTGGCGTGTTGGACGCGCGGATTGACGCGCTGGAAAACTGGCGGGAGCGCTATTTGGCGCAGGAGGACAAAACCTTCGCCAAGTTGTTTGAAAAAGTCGATGAGCTGACCGCCGCGATCAGCGAGTTACGCTCGCAGCTTTCGCGGCTGGGCGGCGAACGCGATGCGGAGCGGCGGCTGACCATGACGGTCGTCAGCATCCTCTCGGCTTTATGTGGCGGACTCGCAACGAATTTCATACATCTGGCGGGGCATTGATGGCGGACAGTTTTTCAAGGTGCATCACGTTCACGTTGGCGCAGGAGGGCGGGTTTTCCGACAACGCCGCCGATCCTGGTAACTGGACCGGCGGGCAGGTCGGCTGCGGCGCGCTGCGCGGCACGAATTTCGGCATCAGCGCGGCGGCCTATCCCGCGCTCGATATCGCGAACCTGACGCAGGCGGACGCGGAAGCGATCTATCGGCGCGACTACTGGTCGGCTGTGAATGCCGACGCGCTCAGTTTTCCACTCGCACTCGTGGCGTTCGACGCCGCGGTGAATGCGGGTGTGCGGCGCTCGATCCTCTGGCTGCAGCAGGCGTCCGGTGCACCGGCTGACGGGGTGTTAGGAAGCGAGACGCAAGCCGCGCTCGCCAAGGGCGATCCCGTGCAGCTGGCCCGGGAGGCGTTGGCACGGCGTTTGGAGTTTTCATCGCATCTGCCGACCTGGTCGAATTTCGGCCTGGGCTGGACGCGGCGCGTGCTCTGCCTGGCCGGTTTGATCGCAGAAGAAGTTTCGTCCTAGGGCCAAGGGTCTGGGGCAAGAGAGGCTGAGCAAGTAGTTACTTTTTTGAAAAAAAGTAACCAAAAAACTTTTGATTCCCCCGGCCTTTGAGCGGCCACAGTATGGCCGCTCAAAGGCCGTGGTTAGCAAAAGTTTTTTGCGCGCTTTTTTTCAAAAAAGCGCTGCTTTCTTTTCACTACTTATTTCGTTTCAAAACAAAGGAGAGAACTCATGTCGAACACACTAACCGAAATTGAAACCGGCTTGAACGTCGCTGGCGCCGCGGGTGCCGCACTCGGCGGCCCCATTGGCGTGGCCGTGAACGCCGCCCTGCCGGTGGTGGAAGGTGCGGTCAACGCCGTCGTGGCCGAAGCGCCGCATCAGACCGCGCTGACCGACATCACCAACGCGGTCAACGCCGCCGCCCCCATCGTGACGGCCGCCGGCGCCGCGGTCTCACCAACCACCTCGGCTCAAGTCACCAGCGGCATGACCGCGCTGCAGGCCATGCTCAGCTTCCTGAAGGCCATCCTGTAA